TCGTCTTCTTCTTCTCTTTCTTTTCTTTTTTTCTTTGCTGCTTCAGATGCCATATCTAAAATGTCATCCATAGTATAAGTTGAACCACCACCTTTGTATCCAAATCTATCTAACATACTATCCACATAACCTTCATCATATCCAATACCTAGATATATATTTCTGATAGCAGATCTTCTTTGTGTTTTATCTCTTATGCCTTGCTCTGCTAATTGTCTGTTATACGCATCAATCTCATCTTGTTGTATTTCTGCAAGTTGACTAGCAGCGTCTACTGCTGTTTGTGCTCCAATAGTTTTAAGATTTCCTGCATTTACTAATGCAGCTTCACCTTTACCAGCTAAATTTGCTAATTTCTGAATACCTGTTATTGTTTCACCTGCATCTTCAACTCTTCCATATGTTCTAGCAAAATTTCCTAAACCTTTAGACGCAACGTCTGGTGTAATAGCTAAAGCAGATGTTCTTAAAACATCTTTTAAATCTGCTTCATCATCTGTACCAAATCTTGTACCACCAGCTATAGCAGCTTTTATTGCTAACTCTTTTCCTGTTAATGTACCAATACCTTTTGCTCCTCCAGGTCCAAGATAAGCTGCAGCAATAAAAGGTAATGCTGGCCTAATCTCTTTTGGTATTATCTTTTTAATTGCTTTACGTGCTTTTCTAAATACTTTTTTAAATGGCATAATTTAATCCTATTTTAATGAAAGCAAGGGGCTAGCTTGTAAGAAGCCTAATCTGACTAATTTACAAGGTTTTTTGCCTCTCGTCAATCACCTATATTACTGGCCGCTCCTAAAGGTATTTGTTCTACAGTTACTTTAACATCTCTTCTGATGTGTCCAGATTCTGTATTTGTATTAGGATTTTGTACATCTGCTAATGCTTCAGCATCAGAATTGTACTCCTGACCAGTTACCGTATTTGTTAATGTTACCTCTGTTTTAGGTGTAATAACTGGCACTCTTTTACCATCTATTATCTCATACCTTACAGAAGCTTCTGTTTCTACAAACGACATTATCTATCCTCCCTACTTAGTTCTAATATTGATGCTACAACGTGTAGTCTATCTGCTGTTGTGGCTGTTACTTTTAGTATTTCACTCTCTTGTAAAATTAATGGTTCACTTAATAATTGTTCAGTAGCGTTAGTTCCAACACTTTTACTTTTAAATAAACTGAATACATTTGAAGACGCGTCAGTCACAGTTACAGTAATACTATCACCGCTTCCTGAATCATCACTAACTAATATAGACTTTACAATTGCTCTTGAGTCTGATGGTACAGTGTATAAAGTTGTAACGTTTGTTGTTGTTAAATCTACTTTTGCGTTTCTATATATATTTGCCATTAGCCTAATCCTAACCAAGTAAATCGCTCTTGGTCTTCTTTAAGTTGTCTTAAAAACGTAGAATTTAATTGTTCTACTACAGAAGTAAACGCTTGGTTAATCTGACGTTGGTTATCTTCTGTATATTCTTTTTTTGGTTCTGGTAATCTTACTACTATTTTTGCCATTATTCTGTTTGTCCTGGATCAAAAGGATCATCATAATTTTGTGTGGATGGATCAAAACCTCCTGTATATCCAGATCCTTCACCTGTTTGAGTTTGATAAGCTAGAGCTGCTCTTGCTGCATCTAGTTGTGCTTGTCTTGCTTGTTCTGCCTCTAAAGCTTTTTGTGCTTGAATTTTTTCAGCAAACTCTCTGGCTTTTTCTACTCCTGTTTTACCGACATTAAACATAAACATTGGATTCATAGGATTGTATTTTACAAAAGGTGAACTCATAATCCCACTAAAAGCATCTTTTGTTCTCATACCTAAAGTATAATCTTCGTCAGGTATAGTTCCTTCACCTATATCATCAATTGTCATACTAGGACCAGTATATCCATAATCAAAATTTATACCTGCAGTAATTCCTCTCCCTGGAGGTGGAGATGGTCTATCACCACTACTTTCAGGTTGAATAGGTAATATAGGTTTTTTTACAATAGGTGTTTGTATTGTTGGTGCTACAGATGATTGTATAATTTGCTCTGTTGTTGGCGCAGGTTGAGTATCAAACAAATCTAAATACTCTTGTTGAGTCATTTGATTTTGTAATGTTGGATTGCTCATGTAAGTGTTAATTAAATTAGCGATACCACCTGTTTGATAAAGTTGTCTAGCCATGTCTGTTCTCATTATTGACATTATCTTCTACCATCCGGTTTTAGATCAGCCTGAAACGTACCAAATCTCCACGATTCACCAGATCCTGTGTTTTCTATCTTTATATTTGCATATCGTCCTCTGGCTCTCGTGTCAACTTTTGTTGTAGCTGATGTAAGAGTAAAAGGACTTAATGTTGATGTTGTTGCTGCATCAGCAGGATAAGCTGATACTGAAATAGTTACTTGGTTATTACCAGTTAAAACTTTGAAATCAGGTATAAATCTTCTCATAGATAAAAAGTATTCGCCAAGTCCTTGATCCGTTTGTAAAGCAAAATCATAAGACTGTGCAAAAGAAGTTAGGGCTGTTGTACTACCATCAGGATTAATTTGATCAGTTCCTATTTCGTGTTCAAATAAAACACTTTGACCTAATCCACTTTCACCTATAACAGCAGGAAAAGTTCCTGAACTAGAACTATTATAAGCTGAAGCGTATGGTCTTGGATAAACTAAAGAATCAATCCATGTTGTTCTGATAGAATTAGTGTTTGTATTCGTATACCAGTTTCCTATTTCACCTGCTGGTGCTGCTGCACCATAATTATAAACAACAGATCTATCATTAAATGTAGATCCTGATGTAGGATACCACCATGTAACTTCTGTAAATAGATTATTTATACCAGCTGTTATTTGTTGACCCTTTGTTGTATCGATATCTTCATAAACAAAATCTTCTACTGAACAAGGTAACGAATTAACTGTACCATCAAAAGCAAAGAAACCATTGTTTGACATCCAATATGCAACACCATCTATCTCTACAGCTGCGTTTTGTCCTATCAAACCACAGTTTGTACCTACTTGTTCAAATCCAAATGTAAAAGGTGCACCTACAAACTTCATGGTATAAAGTGCATTGTCAGTCCATACTAGAATATTTTCTTTTGCAACCAACGCACCCATAATTTTTGTGCCATCTTGTAGTCTTTGAGATCCAGCTGTATTAGTTTGTTGAATAGCAAATTCGTTTATATTTTCATCAGCAGAAAATCTAATAAACATATCGTCTTGTGTTGACGGTGTGCCAATTGTTACCTCTGTACCAAAGTGAATTAAGTGACGTGTTGTTGGTGATATTAAAGTTGATCTTGTTGCTGTTGGATTATTAGACGTAGAGAATCCAGAAGTAGAAGTAGAAGCTCTAGTTGTAAAACGAGCCGCGATCCCTGCATTCCAAGTAAATGTTTTACCATTCATAACTGTTGCTACAAGAACTTCACCAAAAGTATTTAGTGACCATAGACCTGGTTCAAGTGTAACAGTTGATGCTTCTACTGCGCTTCCAAACCCTGTAAAATTTGTTGCGTTAGTTACTGTTGCTCCATCACTGTGAGCTTGACCATTTGATGTGCCCGTAGTTGCTGTGCCTAATGCACCTCTAGTAATACCTGTTAATTCATTACCTGCAACACCTGTGTAAGTTATTAACTCATTACCAACAGCTATTGTACCTGTTGGGCTTGGAAAACCTGTTGTTGATGTTAATCTAATCTGTGTAGCCGATCCGTTGTTACCTTGTGTATCCGCGCTCAACGCTCCATCTAAATCGTTTTGTAAAGCACCTGTAATTGTACCACCATAATTTCCAATACCAAATCCATAACCATAAGATTGTGCAGCTGGACCAACAGGTTCATATGGTTTTAAAGTTATACTACCACCTGTTGCTACAGTTGCTGTTGCGTTTGAACTTTGTGTTATTGTAAAAGTTGTAGGTGTTGGAACTGATGTAACTTGAAAGTTTTTATCTTCAAAATCAGATGCAGAATAACCTGTGCCACCTGGTAAAGTTACACTGTCAAATAAAACAATATCACCTACATTAATACTGTGTGCTGATAAAGTTGTAATTGTACAAATAGCTGAACCATCTGTTGTTGCAATTGTTGCACCAGTGATGTTAGCTTTTAAAGGTGTGATGTCAAATAATTGTCCTTCAAAATAAATAAGTAAAAATTTATCTGTTCCTAGTGCTACATATCTATTTCCTTCAAGGTCAACAAAAGCAAATTGTTTTCTGATAACACCTACAACAGTATCATTTAGTAATGCTTGCCAACCACCAACTTTTTCAGGTAGACCATATCTAAATCTTACATTGTCAGAATCTACCCATCGACCAACTGCACCTACAGCTGTGTCTTGTTTGTTTATGCCTGGCGCAAATTTAATTTGTTGAAGAGCCATCTTTTAGCTCCTATGATGTGTAATTAGTTTTATATGCCCAACCTCTTGTTGAATCTACGTAA